TACTTCTGCAAATTCAACAGCCATCTTAGTAAATGGTACAGACTTAGTGGCAACTCAAAAGAGATCCATCGCCATGTCATTGGTTTTTGGAAGATAAGGAATAAAAAATGGCCGCACCAAATATTGCAAATTTAGTTCTCATCACAGCCAAAACAACTGTAGCTAATGCTTCAACGACTGTAGCAAACCTAGTTGCTAACCCAGCATCTAGTAATAAAGCTTTTAAAATTAATTCATTGATCATATCAAACATCGATGGTACAAACTCCGCCGATATAAGCGCAAGCATTTATCCATCAGATGCAGTGGATTATTACCTTGCATATACAGTAACGGTTCCAGCCGACGCGTCATTAGTTGTTATATCTAAAGATAACAGCGTGTATCTTGAAGAAAATACTGCGATTAGAATCTTAGCATCTGCAAATGCAGATTTACAAGCTATATGCAGTTATGAGGAAATTAGCTGATGCCTTTTTTTAATAATTTAAGGAGTGGTTTCATAGGAGGAACCCCTGAAGATTATTACAACACTGGAATAAAATCCATACACGATTATTCTAGTCCAACTATTATACGAGATACGCTGCAAGTATATGTAGATGCGGCAAATAGAAATAGTTATCCCGGTTCAGGAACTACTTGGACAGACTTAAGTGGAAATGGTAGAAATGGAACACTAACTAATGGACCCACATTTAGCACATCAGAAGTCGATGGCTATATTCAGTTAGACGGCGTCAATGATTATATATCATTTGGCCAGAACTTTAATTTTACAACCCAAGCCTTTACAATAGGAATGTGGGTTAAATTTTTAAGTTGGAATGCTGGTTCTGGAACGAATTGCGGAGTTTTTTGGAAAGGTGATTTCCAAAACAATGGTTATTATTATGAACTTAATTTAGTTAGCGGCGCTGCAGGTTTTTTTACGAATCAATCAGGGGCTTCTCAAAACACTAATGGTCCAGGCACTGGCGTTCAAACACTTCTTGATAATTGGTTGCACTTAATAGTTACAAGAAGTGGAACAACTGTTACCATATACATCAATGCAGTTAATTTTACTGGTGCAGTTGCATCCCATACTAATCCAGCAACAGCTAGCACCAATAATTTTCTCATTGGTTCTTACTCCGCAGGAACTGGCAATTTTACGAATATGAGAATTGCAATGTTTTACATTTGGGAGAAAGCATTATCGGCATCAGACGTACTTTTTACGTTCAATGCTTCAAGAAGGAGATTTGGCTTATGAGTAACGGAGGAATAATAGGTCCGTGTAATCCTTCGAGAATAGAATCAGCTTCTGGTATATGGAATCTAAACGACGTTAGACAACAACGTTCGGTTTTAGCTTGGCCAAGACCTCCAGGAACTCTAACTTTTAGAACCAGCACTACTGGGTTTGGAACTACGACAGCACTAACATTAACACATCCGGTAGGTGTTGTTGCTGGAGATTTATGTGTATTGATTCATTGTACATTTGATAACGACGAAGACGTATTAGTTAGTGCTCCCTCGAATTTTACAATTCTTCAAGCTAGAAGATTTGAATATGCTTCACCAAACTGGTTGTCTAAAGTCATTTCATATAGAATTTTACCTAATACAACCAACGTAACCTTGCCCGTCACTGGACCTCAGACGACAACCGAGGCTACTGAAACGATAGACAATCAAGCATATGTAGCTTTGTATTTTTATCTCGATAGAACGATAGAAAAAGTTTCAATAAGAACCGTATCCGCGATTGGCACCACTGTTGATCCACCAGCACGAACTATAGACGCGACTACATACACTAATACTCCAATATTAGTATTAGGATCGGTTTGTATTAATACAGGAACGCCTGCATTCAATGCAAGCACATCTACGTTCGATGGAACTGTCACGAATACAAGTGCAACAAACGTTGAGATGATTGTTGGATACAAAATATATAATACTGTTGCAACATCAACATTTACAATCGATTGCGACGATATTTCAAACCAAATGTTAACAGGAATGGCCTTAGCGGTACAATGATATGTTATATTCTTTAAACGGAAATTACCCAAGCACTCTTCCATTTAGAATTAGAATGCCCGATGGAAGAACTAGAACAGACCCATCAACTTTTACAGAATCTGAGCTATCAGAAGCTGGATACACTTCGGTACCCGATGAACCCATTCCATCTTCTACACAAGTAGTGGAATGGGATTCAAACAGTATTGAATGGATAGTTAGAGACAAAACACCACAAGAAATTGAAAATGAATTAAACTCAGCTAAAGATTCAAGGATGCAATACATTACAAGCAATAGGGATTCTACTTTAAAAATGTTGACGTGTGAATGGAATAATGATCAATGGGACGCAAGAGAAACTGATTCTACTCGCATTGCCAACGTTTTAACTATGATAGAACAGGCTGGAAACTTAGGTATTCCTACTCCGTCGACTGTTGATTGGAGAACATATGATGATCAAAATAGAACCCTGTCTATACCAGAATTGACACAACTAGGTGCTTCCATGTTTCAGGCCCAACAAATCGTGTGGAATAAGCAAGCAACGTTGAAAGATCAAGTACAAGCAGCTACTACTATTGAAGAAGTAAATTCTATAGTCTGGTAAAAAGATAAATAGCTATAAATGCAATTCGGAGTAATTTATGGCTGTTCCAACCACTAGAGCCGCATTTAAAGAGTACTGCCTTCGTCGATTAGGAAAACCCGTAATCGAGATTAACGTTGACGATGATCAGGTAGAAGATCGTATAGATGATGCTTTACGTTATTATTGGGACTACCACTTCGATGGATCAGATAAGATCTATTACAAGCATCAAGTAACAGCCCAAGATCAACAAAATAAGTATATCACGCTACCTGAAAATGTTATCGGTGCCATTAGTATATTCTCAATTGCTGATCCATCTATCAGGTCAGATGATCTTTTCAACATTCGTTATCAGATAGCATTGAACGATCTGTACACTCTTACATCAGTATCCATGGTTCCATATTTCATGGTGATGCAGAACTTGGCACTCATAGCTGAATTCTTAGTTGGTAAACAACCTATAAGATACAACCGTCACATGAATAAGCTCTACGTCGACATGGATTGGAACAGTATAAATGTTGGAGAGTATTTACTTGTCGAAGCATATGAAGTAGTAGATCCAGAAGTATATGTTGATGTATGGAAAGATCAGTGGCTCATGAAGTACTGTACAGCTTTGATTAAGCGCCAATGGGGATCCAATCTAACAAAATTCACCGGCATGCAACTACCCGGTGGAGTTCAGTTCAATGGTGAAAAAATTTACAACGATTCAGTTGAAGAAATTGCTAAACTGGAAGAAGAGATGATAAATTCTTATTCACTTCCAGTTCTTGACATGATAGGATAAAGACTCATGCCGACTAATGTCTTCTTCAATAATTTTCAAGCTAGTCAAGAACAACTCTTGATTGAAGACTTAGTTATTGAGTCAATAAAAATATATGGCCACGATGTTTTTTATTGCCCGAGAACTTTAGTTAATAAAGATGAGATCTATGGCGAAGACAGTATTTCAAGATACGATACGCAGTACATGGTTGAGATGTACATAAAGAACATCATGGGCTTTGGCGGCGAAGGTGACTTTATGTCAAAGTTCAATCTTCAGATTCGTGATCAGATGACTTTGACGATTGCAAGAAGAACATTCTTTGATGAGATAGGAAACGTTGAATCATTGAATCGACCTCAAGAAGGCGATCTAATCTACTTTCCTTTAAATAAAAAAATATTCATTGTTAAATTTGTAGAACACGAAGCAATATTCTATCAGTTAGGTGCTTTACAAACATACGATCTTCAGTGTGAATTATGGGAGTACTCAAACGAAATACTCAATACTGGAATAGAAGATATCGATAAGCTACAGAAAGAATACTCATTTGATATGTCAGTGTACGGGATCAAAACAGAAGACAATTACGTTATTAAAGATGAGGACGAATACGATATTATTCAAGAGCAATATAATTTCTCATCTCAGATCGGTGATTCATTAGAAGATAATGAAGAAATTGAATCAGAGGCAGATAACATATTAGACTTTAGTGAGCGTGATCCTTTCAGCGAAGGAGCGTACTGACATGTTTTCAACTTTTTATCACGGAACTATAAGAAAATACGTAGTTGTTTTCGGCACCATCTTTAACAACATCTACATCAATCGAGTCAATTCGACGGGTGAACAAGTTCAAACTATGAAAGTGCCGCTGTCGTACGGGCCAAAAGACAAGTTTTTAGCTAGGTTGGAGAACGATCCTACATTTAATCGTCCAGCAATGGTTCTTCCGAGGATGGCTTTTGAGATAACTTCGATGAGCTATGCTCCTGAAAGAAAGCTAAATACAGTTAATCGCAACATGAAAGCGGTGGCTGACACTAATAAAGTCTTATACAATTACATGCAAGTTCCATATGATATAGGGTTTACGCTTTATATCATGATAAAGAATGCAGACGATGGGACTAGGATAGTAGAACAGATCCTTCCATATTTTACTCCTGAATGGACCGTTACTGCTAACTTAATTCCAAATTTAAGTCTTAATGTAGACTTGCCCATAGTGCTAAATAATGTTGGAATGCAAGACACATACGAAGGTGACTTTAATAATCGTAGAGCTATCGTATGGACATTGGATTTTACTATGAAAGCATATTTGTTTGGGCCAATTAAGAAGACTGGTCTCATTACTCTTGCTAACACTAATTTCATTGTTCCAAATTTGATTACTATTGATCAAGCTATCGGTAATACAAGT